AATCTAATTTAAATTTAAACTATGAAGAAGCTGCACAAGTTGTTAAGGATACAAATAATGTCATTTCTGCTGCGCTTGGAATTAATAAAGCAGCACGCGCAACTGCTGTTAAACCTGCTGGAACCACAAGTCTTGTATTGGGGACTTCTTCTGGCATTCACGCTTGGCACAATGATTATTATATTAGAAGGATGCGTTTAGGTAAGAATGAAGCGATCTATTCTTATCTTGCAATAAATCATCCAGAACTGTTAGAAGATGAATATTTTAATCCAACATCGCAATCAGTTATTTCTGTCCCACAGAAGTCTCCAGATGGAGCTATAACAAGACACGAGTCTACTCTAGATCTATTAGAAAGAGTAAAGTTAATTTCTAAAGACTGGGTTAAGCAAGGGCATTTGAAAGGTAACAATACACATAATGTTTCATGTACAGTTTCTGTTCGTGATGATGAGTGGAAAATTATTGGCGAATGGATGTGGGCAAATAAAGAATATTATAATGGATTGTCTGTATTGCCTTACCACGGTGGAACATATAAGCAAACCCCATTTGAAGATTGTACCAAAGAAGTTTATGAGCAGATGATGTCAACATTAAAGAATGTGGATCTGTCAAAAGTAATTGAGATCCAAGATAATACTAACTTTGTGGATGCTGCCGCTTGTGGTGGTGGTAATTGCGAGATAACTTAATTATGATATATATAAAAGATGATTTCTTAGAAGAAGAATTAATAAATATCCTTAATGAAGATAAAAGCGAGTTTCAAAAAGTTGATACTCCTGGTAAACCATTTTGGGTTAAGATTCCTGAAGAATGGTTTATAGACCATGTATGTAATAGCGTATCTATCCTAGAGCACTCTAAAGTAATTCCTATTTTGGGATTCTTTAGAGAGGCTAAGGAAGGGCAAGATAATGATTGGCGTATACATAATGACTCAATAATAGAAGGCCAACAACCGGATAGAGCTTTGGTATTGTATATATCAGATAGTAAAGAAGAAGGTTTAAATGGTACGGCTTTTTGGGAACATAAATTATACGGGGAAACATTTAAAGATATAAGTCCTGAAAAGTTTGATAGACTATTAAATGAAGATGCTAATGATATTGATAAGTGGATATTAAAATCTGTGGTAGGACATAAAAAGAATAGAGTAATATCTTATCCCTGCCATTATTTCCACAGTAAATTTCCTAATGAATTTATTAATAGTAGAAAAGTATTTGTAATGTTTTATAAAATAGATAAATGAAAGAACAAAGTTTAATTGAAATGAAGAATAAGCTTGAAGCGGTAATCAGAGTGCTTCAGCAAATAATGAATGAGCAACAACATATAACTACATTAGCAGCGGGAACATTAGAAGCCGTTAAATTAATGCCAGGATATGATGAAGCAATTCAAAAATTAACAGAAAAAGCCAAGGAAAACCTTGAAGCAAAAGAAAAGGTCAGTGATGACCCTAAATTAGAAATTTAATTAAATAAAAAAAGGGAGGCTAATTACAGCTTCCCTTTTTATTTATGGGTAATTAGGTATGTTGCCTATTATTGTCAACCCATTTTTCTTTTTAATCTATTTTTTAATCTTTTTTCTTTAGCTTGCATTTTTAATTTCAACTGTTCTCCAAGAGGTAAATTTTTGATTGAGTCTCTTTTTCTTTCTCTAGATTCCTTAGCTTTTATTTTACCTTCTTCTTTTCTTCTAGCTTTACCTTCTGCTTCTATTTTAATATCACCAGGTGTACCTTCAATTCCAACACTATATGGTGTCCATCCCATTCCAATCATAATTCTTTGCCATGCTTGGTTTTGAGAATTCATAGCTTGAGATACATTCTCAATTTTATTAACCAAACGATCCATTGGTAAATTGGTAGTTGCCTCCACAACTTTACCGCTAACAGAATACATTGGGCCAAGGTGAACTCTTCCATCTTGCATTACTCCCCAACCTCTTTCTTTTATAAGGTCCTTATCGTATTTAGTTAACTCTAGCCCTCTGTATAATTTCTTAAGCTTAGATCCAATTGGCGGAGATATATTAGTTCCCTCAAAAACAACTTGAGCATAGTCTGGTTGTTTCTTTTCAACCTGTTCAAGATATTTAAGTATCATATTTTTTAAAGTAACCGTTATACCGCCTACAAATCCTGTTCCACGTAATATAGTATCTAATACATCATCAACAACAGAAATTGCTTTTTCAGTTTTTGTTTTTTGCTTTTTAGCTTTTAATGCTTCATCTTCTTCATCATCATCACTAAATGCAACAGCAAATAATCCTTGTTGTAATCCAGCAAATAATAAATTCTGAACAGTAAGATAATAAATTATTTTAGATATATTTGTTTTATCATCTCCTCTACGATTCTTAAGGTCTAAAAAAGCTTTTTTAACAATACGAGCTTGCTGCATTGAGGTATTTTGGAATGTCAATAATAACCTACCTGCGGGGCTTGCTTGTTGCTTAGATATATCTCTAGGGTCTCCAGACTGTTGTGTTTCATCGGATACTTTAGTAAAGTCATTCCAAGCTTTAGCTTCTGCCTCTGCTTCTGTTAAACCTTCTTTTAGGTAAGACTTAATTCTATTTCTATAGAATGGAGCACCTCCTGATGCAATAGCAAAACTATCTGCTAATTGTGTTGGGGTATATCCAATCTTTAATAAATAAGAAACAACCGCATTCACTTTATTTTTACTACCTGCAGCAGCATTAGCAATCTCAGCAGCGGCAACATCCTCTTTTAATCCACCGCGTCTTTCCTTCATTTTATCTGAATTCCAAATACGAGCCCAGTCTTTCCAATATTGCGGTTGATTAGCAAAAGCAGCGGCTGCAGCAACAGGATTGTTATCTCTAAAGTTCAAGAAGTTGATTGACCCAAGTAACTGTAGCACCGCAGATCTTGTATTTAAGAACATAATAGTTCCAGTAGATCCGTTTACCCAATTACTCCATCTTGTTGTTTCTTTATCATTACCTGCACTTTTATTTTTACCAGTCATCATTCTATAAAGAATGTCTTCCAGTGCTTCCCTAACCGGGGTACCGTATAAAGCTTCAACCTTATTCATATTAGGTCCAGTTAATCTTCCATTATCCCAAGTACCAAATATTTCTTCTACATTAGCAATGAATTCACCTAAGAATTTTTTTCTTCCAACTCCTTCAGTAAGATTATGTAGATCAGATATTATTGTATTAGCATCCCAGTACTCTTCAGGTGCAACCCACCCTTTACCTTGTCTACCAGTTAAGATTAATCCGTTTTTAAAAGCATTTAATTGTGCGTCTCCATTTACTAAATTTGTTAATTTAGCGATATCTCTTTTAGATATGCCAGGTATTTCAACATCAGATTCATTCCATATTGCAACGCGTATTGCTTGATCATAAGTAAAGTCTCCATCTGGAGTTAGGCTTTCTAATTTTTTACTAATATCAGGAAATGAATTAAGTAATGCTTTATAATTCTTTTTAATAGATTGTCTAGCAGCATCCATTAAATCATTACCATTTGTATAAGGTATTAAGAATGCTTCAGCTAAGAATTTTTTGTGCTGTTCTCCTTTAGAACCTTTCCCCATAAAGTTATATAATAATAACTCAAAGTCGGCTGCTGATGGCGGAACATAGAAATCAAATTTATTTTTCTTTGCACCTCTTCTTCTTGCAACAATATCAGAGAATACCTTAAATCTTTCCGTGCCCGTGTTCTCTTCAAGAATTCTATTAAAATCATAGTTCATAGATTTACTAAACTTTGCTCGAGCTTGCTGAATTTTAGACTTAACATCTAATACGTCTAAAGCATTCTTAACCGCGTTTACATTAGGTAAATGATCATCAGCAAAATAAAAATCATTATATCCATCATTTGCTTTTTGAACAATCCAATCAGCTTTTGCTTGTGGACTACTACTACCTAGTCCAGTTATATTTTCCAGCGGAATATTTATGTCTATAGAATCTAAAAATTCTTTAATAGGCAACGCTGAATCAGCAGGTCTTGCCGTAAGTATAAAGAAATTTTCTGCACCAAATTTGCCAATCATTTTCTTCATCTTTTCAACCATTGGACCAGGTCTACCTTCAACTACTTTACTGAATTCAGAAAAATCAAATATTGCGCCTTCGTCTAATAATCTAGATCCTTCTTTAGCGAATTCAGCTCCATTCAATTTACCTTTTGAACCGTCGGGCATTGTGTATAGCACATTACTCTTTGTTAATCCTACAGTATCATCAAAATCAAAAACTGAAATACCTTTTGATTTTTTACCATTTTGTAATGAAATTAAAACAGCATTAGATGTTTCATTATTTTCTTTAATACCCGGTACACTTTTTAAATATGATATTCTTTCTTCCGGAATATTTTTAAATAAATTGCTCCATGATTCTTTGCTATAAACAGAATCTTTAGATTTTTCAGATAATTGATTACCAGCTTCAGTTGTTAACTGAGTATATACTTTTAATGTTAATGTAACTTTACCATTGGTTTTTACGATGCCCGGATGAAGGAAAGCCTTTGAATATAATTTTCCCTCTAGACTTGGCACATCAATACCCAATGTGTTTTCCCCAACACTAAATATACCAATATCGCCAAATCCAATATAATTTATTCCTTTCCTATTGTATATGTCCTTTATCAAGCCCATATCTATGCTAAGAGGAATTAGCGTTTTACCATATATTGAACCCCCAATTTTTAACTTATTAAGCAATTTCGGATCAACCTCTAGACTTCCATTTTCTGTTAATGTAGCACCATTATCTAAAGCTTTTTTAACAAATTTTTGGAATTTACTATTATTTTGTATTTGAGATATTATATTGTTTTTATTATTTTCCGATACAATCCTTGATGTTGTTATTTTATTAGCCGTATAATTATGTATATTTAAAGAAGTTAATCTGTCTGATTTTCCTGATTTCACTTCAAAATTAATAGGAATACCTTTATAAGAAAATTGAACATCAACAGCGTGAGATCCAGCCCCCGCAGAAGTTGTTGATATTAATTTAAAATCTTTATTTTCTATTGATTTTATAGTCTCTATGACCTTGTCTTCAGCAACATCTCCTCTTTTATTTGATGGGCTATTTTGAACAGTGTCTAATGCATCTGCAATTGGACTTAAATATTCATTATAAACTTTTTCATATAGATCATTACCCAATCTTTCTTTCCAATCTTGTTCTAAATCCCCTAATGCCATTTTTCTTTTATATATAGTAGGTTTTATAATTTGACTTATAATTCCTCTTATAATATTTGTCATATCTTGGTCATTAAGGTCTTCACCTAATTTGTTTGATAATTCTGATTTTAATTCTTTAGAATATTTAACATTACCTCGTTCTGCTTGTCTGGCAAATTCATTACTAAAATTTTCTGCGACTACAAGGCCCTGGCGTTCCTGGTTAGTTTTTAGAGCATCGTAAATTGGGCCATCATTTTGTAAATCATTATTAATTATATCAAATGCCGATTCCTCAGCAACTGCTTTTGCTAATGATTCTTTTCTTCCGCGTATAGGGTTACCGTCAGACCCAACCACTTGACCTAAGTAGTCTTCATTAGATACGTTATTAAATACATTAGGCAATCTTCTAACTAATTCTGCTCCAGATGTTCTACCTGCATTATCAGTTGAAACAGCTTCCCTATCTATTTTTTGATCAACCCAATCAGGATAACTAACCCATTTGCCATCTATTCTTTTTTGTATTGCTTGTGGTATACCACCTTGTCCATTAGCGCCCATTAACCACGTTGTAGTCATATTTTCAAGTACATAACGTTTATTTTTTAACAACCAATTTACTAATTCGTTGTCTTTTTTGCCACCCATTGCTTTTTTAACATCAATGTCTAATTGTTTACCAATAGCATCCCTAATCTCTGCAATCAACGGAGTAACTGTACGATTTAACGATATGGGTTCATCAATACGGGATTTTAATGTACGAAGTTGGGTTACAATCTTGTCAGACATTGTTTTTAAAACTGTAGGCTCAAAAACATTTGATTCTAATGCATTTTTATATTTTGGTTTTTCTTTTACCTCAGAAACAGTTTCTTCAGCCATCAACCCTTTTTCTTCTGTAACGTCTTTCTTAAAGTCTCCTTCTAATACCCTTCTAGATGCAGCAATAGCCCTTAAAGGTAATTGTCTGTTTATATAAGCAGCTAAAGGAACTCCTTTTTCGCTTGCATAACTTTTAATAAGATCTAATATACCACCAGATCCAGTTTCAATTTCATCAGTAAGTAATTCTCTATCAAAACCTGGCGCGTCTCTACGCTTATCTACTATTCTTTTTGTAATAGGTTTAAATAAATTAATAATATCTTGCGCAGCGGCTAATCCTTTTTCTTCATATAGTTTTTGAACTTTATCAGAAGCTACAGATCCCTTTTCAGATCTAACAATTTCTTTAACCTCGTCTTCGTCTGATGCCTCTTTTTTAACTACAGGTTTTACTTCTGTCTTTTCTTTTTCAATTGCTCTTTTGATTTTAGCTTTTAAATTATCTACTTGTTGATCAAAATCATCTGGATCATAATCGCCTTCATTATCCTCAAGTTCCTCTAGTTTTTCTTTTAATAAGTCAACTTCAGATTTTGATCTTCTTGGCTCTTGGCTAACGGATTTTGTTGGGGTTTCTTTTATTAATTCTCCAGCTACTTTACCTTGCGCAGCGGCTTCAACAATATCAGATCTTTTAGATTTACTATAAGACTCGTTATAAGCGGCAATAAAGTTAAACATATCCTTAGCATTGTTAATTATTACATTGCCATCGCTATCAAACTTTAAGTTTTCTGCATTTGATTTGTCTATTTTAATATCGCCATCGATTAAAGACTCCGTTAATATTGTAGAAACTTCCTCGTTAGCAATGTTTTCTTTTTGTTTAACTTGAGCATTATATTCTTTAGATGTTATTTTTCCTGCTTCTTTTTGAGAATCTAATTTTTCAATATCTTTAGCTAAATCATCAAACTCTCTTTGCATTCTTTTTGCAAATTTGGTGTCATCAAATTTAGTATCTCCAACATGCTGTTCTTTAACAAATGAGTATAAAGATTTACCAATATCTCCCATATTACCAGCAAAGTTTTCTATAACCTTATGGAATACTTCGTGTCTAGCGGTAGTAAATGTTTTATTTCTAAGAGCAGTATCCTTATTAACGTAGATCGTATTAATTCTATCGTCATACATACCGTTCTCTTTTACTTGATTAGCAGCTATAGAGCGCATAATCAATGACTTTTGCTCTGGAGAATAAGTTTCGTTAGTATCCGTTACAAAAGCATTATATTCGTTATTAATTATTTTTGAATATACTGGATTTACTAGTGCTTTATCTATAAGTTCCTTATTTGATGCCGCAACGTATTTTACATCTTTTCCAGTCACCATTACAGTAGCTAAATAATTTCTACCTAAGTTTATATCAGACTTTAATTTTCTGGTATTTGACCAAGTAGCAACTTTTTTGTTTGCTTGTTCTGCGCGGTAAATATTATCTAATACTCTATTATACCTAGTTGTTGTGTCTAGGTGCTGTGTAGCCATGTCGTCTAACAATTGGTCTTTTTGTTCTTGAGTAAGATTATTACTATTATTAATAGTATTAGCTTGCTTTCTTATATCAATAATATCTCTACTTAGGTTGTCTATATCTAGTAAAGTAGCAGTATCCGTTGCTCCAATTGATTCCGCTACATCATTAATCATAGTTGTGGAGTTGTCTTTTATTGATTTTATTTTATCATCAATTATAGTTTTTTCTTCAGGCGATAATTTTTCATAATCAACTCCTTTTAATATATCTGCTATTCTATTATTATTTTCAACAAGTTTTTTTGCATAAGTAGCAGGTATAAATTGTCTATAAACCGCGCCAGCAATATGAGGTGCAGTAGCAAATAATGTAGATACTACGGCGGTATCAAATATTGTTTCTGGTACGCCTTCAAGCAAATTTTTATCTTTTTTACCTAATAATGTTTTATCTGTAAAATTACCAAGTACAGTATTAAATACTTCAGCAGGAATTTCTTCTCCGTAGTTTTGTAGTAAATTTTTAGAGAATTCTTCTGCTTTTTTAGTAATAGTAGTTTTAGCAGCACCTAAAATACCTTCTAATTCTGGTTTAGTTGCTTTGCTAAACATTTTTTGCATTCTACCAATAGCTCGACCTCCAACATATTCAGAGCCGCCTTCGTATAATCCAAATAATGCTGGTACAGAAAATAATTGTGTTACTGAATAATCAGGGTTTTTTATAATACCATCTTCATCTGGTATACCAGTCATTTGCTCACCAATCATCTCAGTGTACTTAGCACCTGTTCCGGTAACACCGCCAGATACAAGTCCTACAATTTCAGGAGCGTAAGCTTCGGGAGCCAATACAATAGTTATTATTTGAGGCAGTTGGCTAATTATAGCATCGGCCGCGTTTTCCATAAAAGCTTCTGGACTTGTAAAAGTGCCTCTGTTAGGCGCCATTTTAGACTCATACTCTTCTTTATTCTCTTGTTTCATTCTGGCGACGTCTTTGCCAATTCGATTATCCCAAGATCCTCCGGTAACAGTGCTCATTATTAAATCATCGGCGTAAGCTAACGCACCAGCTACACTTCCTCCAAACTCATTTACATAAGAGTTCCAAATTTTTCTGCCTGTTCTTGACCACCAATTCCAATCTTTTTTCTGTAACTCTATGTCTTTTTCTAAAGATGTCGATGCATTTTCTAATACCGCTTCATTGTTTGATAATTTATCATAATACTTAATATTGTCTCCAATTTCTTTTTTATTAAGATTAATCTGCTCTATTAAAGTATTTTGCTCATCAATTTCCTGTTGTGTTTTATATTCATACCCAGCAGGTTTTAACCTCTTTTTTAAATTCTCTATATTTGATACAGAATGCTCTAATGCTTTTTGAGTATAAACTTTTTGCGCATTTGTTTTTGCTAAATCATCATCTGCAACGGTTTTTTTATTAATATCATAATCAATAAAAAACTTTTGAACCTCTTCGCCGTAACCCTCAAGATTCTCTAAAGCATCCCATTTTTGTGAATATAGTCTTTCTTCTGTTTTATTTTGTTTGTATATTTGTGCTGCTCTATTAAGAATTTCTTGTTCCGTAGGAGCTTTTTTTATTTTTTTAAATTCATTTAAAGCTTGTTTTCTTTCGTTTTCAAAAGCTATAAATTTTCTTTTTATTTCAGTATTTGCCCCTCCACCTATATAGCCTACGCCTCCAGGTGTTTGGTATTCTGTATATGCTTTTCCATTTCTTTCTTTTTGAGAATTTATTTCATTGTTTAATTCATCCTCAAATTCTTTAGGCAAAATAGTAGCTTGTTTTAATAACTCACTAGCTTCTCTATAAGTTTTGTCGTTTCTTATAGTTGTTTCTTTTAGTCTTATTTCTCCTTTAGCAAGGTCTATTTTTTCTTGTTCTTTTTGTTTTGCTAAATTGTCAGCATCCACTTTCTCAAGCATAATACTTCTTTGAGTGGATGGATTAGTTTGTCCTGTTATTTGACTAGTTAAATCTGCTCTAGAGCTTCTTAAAGATTTTTCTAAATCATATGCAATTTTTTCTTGTTCTTTTTTAGCTTTTATTGCTTTATTAGCAGATTCTTCAAAAGAAGGTGTTTCTATTGCTTGATCAAAAAATGATTTACGCTTTTTGGAATCCGAAGAAGTAGGAGCCAATTTGGATGCCGTATTTGGTGCCGTTGCATTTGCATCCTTTTTTGCAACGGTCTTTTGCTTTCCCGGCGAAACATTTTCTTTTTGTTTCTTTGGGGTTAATCCATTTTTTGCTATTATATCATCAAAAGAAGTGTTATTGTCTTTTGCAAATTGATTTATTTCGTCTTCTGTGTAAGACTCTCCATTTTCATTTACGTATTCTAACATATAGATTTATTTAATTATTATGCTTTTAAAGGCGTTTTCTTTACTGTTTTCTTTGATCTTAAATAATCCCTAAACTCTTTTGAATCATTAAAAGCTATAGCGCTACCGCCGTCGATTCTTCTAACTTTACCATTGTAAAATTGGAATGTTTCTTCATTTTGACCTCCTCTTGCTCCTGTCCAAGATATAATAAAAGGTTCGTCTTTATTCTCAAAAGCCCTTGCATAAGCTTGCATATATTTATCTATTTGTGGTTGATCAAATATTTGCACTTCGCCTGATTGAAAACCCGTGTTTCCTTTTCCTCCTTTACCGCTTTTTGTTGGTTCTTCAATTTTTGAAACCTTAGAATCAACAGACCAATAAACATCTTTATCACCTTCTTTTGAAGTCCTATGGTCCCTTGTAATTGACTGAAATGATTTCTCAGTTAGTAACTCAGCTAACTTAGCTGTTTGTGCTTCTACGGTAGTAAATTTACCTTTAAATTCAGCGTCATAATATTCTGGTCCTTGCTCTAACGTATAATTAAGTAAAGATCTTAAACTAGACTCTTTACCTGCTCTTAAATAACCTTGGGCTTTTATATATGCTTGTTTTGAAATTTCGGTTTTTATTTCATCGGTTTTAAGTCTTCTACCATATATCCTTTCATACCCATTTCCTAACTTAGCGGTTTCTTCCTCTTGTGTTTTAAATGTCTCAAATAGATCACCTTTTTCGTCAACTAAATTTTTCTTTGAGGACTTAACAAATTCATCTATATTTTCAACTTTTTGTAAAAACCCTCCGCCTCCTTCAGTATCAGATTTTAAATAAGAACTTGCATCAATAGGCATTTCAAAACTTTCATTGCTACCTTTTCTTTTTCCTCTAACTAATAATTTAAAACTATCTCCGGTATCTTCAATGTCAATAGAAGAATTCTCATACATTTGATCCATTCCCCCAATAATCTCAAGAGCGCCCGTTCTAGCCATAATTTCACTGGAATCTTTTCCATTTACCACCCATCCATTAGGAACTCCGATAGTAACAGCAGAAGCATTCTCTCTCCAAGTAGCTGAATCCATTGCAACGTTTTTTGCAAATTCAGCAGCATTGTTCATAAATACATCGGCATTACGTATATGTTTTAAATACTCTTGACGTTTTTCGTTATTAGTTTCTGATAATAAAGCAATTTTAGCGTCAGCAGCAATTTGTATTTTTTGTTGTAATATATTATGGATCTTAGAATTAATATCTTTATTTTGTATAGGAGTTTTTGAATCCCATTGTGAAAGTTTATTATTATATTCTAAATCTGTTTCATTTTTTTGCTGTTGTAATTTCTCAATGCTTAGTCTTTCTCTTTCCCCTCTTTTTATTAAGGCTTCCGTTATAGATTTTGTTGCATCAATAATGCCAGCGGTAACTTGATTATATCCCTCAGTAAAGTTAATTATAGGAGGATTTTCGTAATATCCCATATATTGTATTTTTTAGTTTATTATTTTTTACCAGCTGCAGAAATTACCCCACCTGCAATATTACCTATACCGCTAAATATTGATCCATATGCAGCTCCTTGTGCACTTTGTGCAGAAGCTTGGTTTGCTTGAGCTTGAGCTGATTGTCCAGATAATCTATTAAGTTTTGCAATATCTCTAGATTCTTGTTCTCCATATTGGAATTTAACACCTTCAGCTTCTAATGCTTGAACTCTAGCCTCGTCCTCTAACAGCATGGTATTAAGTTTTTCTTGACCTTGCGCTTTTAATTGCTCATTAGCAGCTTCTTGTTTTTCAATACTAGCAGAAACCCCTTTCTTGCTATTTAACGCAGCTTGAGCTAATGCGGTTGCTCCACCAGCGCTTGCTCCAGTGGATCTTAACAAGTCTAACGTATTAGCCAATGAAATATCTGCTTCCTCTGCCTGCATTTCTGCTGCTTGAGTAGCTACCCCCATACTTGCATATGGATTTTTAAATGAACTTGCAATGCTCTTTACATTTGCATAAGGGTTCGGAATCTTCTGTCTATTAGCTTCTATTTGGCTAATCTCCCATTCTTTTCTTTCTGCTTCATTAGCAAATCCTCTTGCTGCCTGTTTTGCTTGATTAGCATTTACTAATCCTCCAACTACTGTTGCGCCAACTGCTACTGTTGCTGCTGTTATTAGTGCCATATTATTTTATTTTTTTTGAAATTTCATATGATGGCTTTTCATCCACCATATAACCTAATTTTTTATGTGCTTCTATTAAATGTTTACTTCTTGTAATACTAATTATAATATTATAGTCTTGCTGTTTTGCAACTTCTTCTAAGGAATTTATTAACAATTCTATTGCTTGTTTTCTATCCTTTTCTTTATATTCTGGATTAGAAACAATCCAATCCAACCACGCCACTTTAGAATTTGAAAGATATAAAAACCCCGCCGCAACCGGTGTGTCACCTTTATATACCATTAAACCGCCTAATCCATTAAGCGGTAATGTTTCTTTTGATACTTCTGGCCATCGCCACCATTTCCACCAGGATTGCAGATTTTCCCAATCGCTTTCCTGTAATGCCCGTACTTGTAATTCCATTTAATTTAATTTATTTTAATATGATGATTCTACATATTCAGAAGAACATGCATAAAGTTCCGCTTGATTTGGGTAAAGATTATTATTTAATGTCATAGTACAAACTGCATATAAACCTTTTATACCGGACATTGATTGTCCATATATAACATCTCCGCCTGATGCGACTGTATTGTTAAATATATTACCAAAATATTTGTTTTCTTTTTGTTTAAAATTATTTGTAAACAAATTTGCCTCTAATTGCGCTAAACTTGATGCAGTAAAAGATGCATTTATTGGTATAGCTGTATCGGTATCAGTATACAAACTATTCATTATCCACCCTTGAGTACCTTCGTAGTTTATGGTATTAAAGTTCTTAACCATTGAAGGGTTAGGATTTAATACAAATGTCACATAAGATGTATATGTTACTCCATAAAAATTACCTCTATTAACATTTGGTGAATAATGCACCCAAATATTACCGTCTTTGAGACTATAATAATTATTGCGTAATCCGTCCATGTAGTTCGGTATATAACTAAAGAAGCTTGTCCATCCTAATGAGTCTTCGTCAAAAGCTAAAGTATATGATGGCAATTGCTGCCCTCTGCTTTCTGATGGTGATGTAAAAGCATTTGGTTGCAAAGATACAACATATTGTTTATTATGAACATCCCAGCCACCAATGATTTTACCTGTACTACCAATATACCCAAGTTGATCTCTAAAAAAGTCTATCATTCCATAAGATGATATTTCAGTTATACCATCTTGAGATAATCTTAAAACTACATTTCTATTTCTATCAACAAAATATTTTCTATATCCATAAACAGCAAAACTCTCAGGGTTAGTACCAATACCATAGTTGCCAGCATAAGATTGTACTTGACCTATAACAGCCGCTCCTGATGTAGTCATTGCTTGCCCATCTGCAGAATATACCGCGTCTTTATCAATCAATGCTCTGCTTACTTTAAATTCTTGGAATATAATAAGGTTTGTATCCTCTGAATATAATTTTTGTATTGATCCGTTTATAGGGTCTACAGTGCGTGTTATATCATCTGCAATAGAAAACTGATTTGTATTATTTACTCCTGTTCTAGAATTAAATATACCAGAATATATAAGAGAGTTTGGCCTACTTTGTTGAGCATTCACTTCTGCTATCAAATATGCTTTAACCCCAAAGTCAACGGTTGTATTATTATATCCGCCTCTAATTCTTGCTTCTTCTATATACCAATCTGTTTCTTTGTCATAACTATAATCACTAGAACTTGGTACATATTTAAAATCAATAATTTCGCCAAAGGTAATATCTACAGCTGTTGAAATATTAATTTCAATAGGTTCCATTAATTCTACAACTAATCCTGAATAACTTTTTATTATTGATGTATAAGTATTACTCGATATAGTATAATAAATTGCTTGTCCAGGACCTATATTTGGCAGTGGCGGTGTGCTTGCAAATGTTATAGAAGTTTGTCCTATCGTGGCGGCCGTAGCTAAATGATTTGGAAGAGCATCAGGAGCGCTAGGCGCTACATCAGTTATTGACTTCATTTTTTTAAGCCAAAAAGAATTGAAATATTTTAATTCTATTGTTGCACTCATATATTATAATTACTTGTTTTTTTCGTTTTTTATGTTATTGTGCAGGTGCTAATTATAGTACATGCAGAACAGGCTGTAAATGTTTCAGTTTGCCCTTGAGATATAACGTCAAAATGAGGATTTCCATGATTCATATCGTTATATTGAAGCGTACAAATTCCCGGCGAGGTTCTTGTAGCTGTTCTAGTAACAGAAGAATTATCAATAAATCTTACCGAAAGACCCCATTTTAATTGACTTTCAGAGTCAAATTGAACCGCATCAAGATTTCCATAAAGAACCATAAAAGACTCCTGAACTGGAGTTGGCCCTGTTGGTGAATCCATATGGAATATTGCAATTTTTCCATTAGACCCACTTTGTATCCATGTACCGGTTTGATCCATATATCCTGCTGGTAAAGCCGAAAACCCGGTGCTGTTGTCTCCTGTGTGAATATTAGCCTCCCAACCATTTGCTGATCCTGGCGCTGGCACAAGTGATTTCATGTGAGTACCGTTAGTACAGTTTAATACACAGCTTTCTAAATAAAATGGTATTCTCCATCCGGTTGGTGCAAATTGTTTTCTATCACCTGGATTTGATGAATTCCAAATACCTTTTATAGCATATCCATTATATAATTTACCATATATTGCGCCTAAATTAGGGTCAAAATTTGGCCAACACCACGCACCGGTTGTGGCATTAGCCCAAGCAGTTGCGGTAGTTATTTGAGGTATTGGAGTTCTATTAACATCATTATAAGTTGTACTATCATAATTACGACTTGTCCAAGTTCTTCCACAAATCGTAGGCGTTGTAGCTAATTGAATATTTATAGTTATATTATCGGCTAAAGATCCATACACCCCTGATCCATTTGCTGGAACACCAGACGAACTCATTGCGTCTTGTAATTCAACATTTAATGTTACTGTTTGCAATGGATTTAAAGGAGCGGTTTGAAATATACCGCCAAGTTTCAATGGCTCTGTTGTGACTATATTAAAATAGTTTTGCCAACCTGCCGTCGAACCCGTATTATTTATTCTCCATTTAAGGTCAGTTGTAAATTGGAACCCTCCCGCTCCTGGATTAGATCCATTTTTACCCCATAAACTATATATAGCTGTTCCGGTTGTTATAGGATTTGTTAAATATAAATTGATTGGACCAGATATTGGGTTTAACGCACTATCTGTTATAGTTGGAGCAATGTTTATTAATTTAGCATTTAGATTGTATGAAGTTGTTGCGGTTTGCCCGGCTTGTATAAAAGAAAATACAAAGGTATAATTAGTTAAATTTACGTCGTTTCTAAATACTTGAAACTGATTAGGCTGCACATATATTCTATATTTCCAATATGGATTAAGCCCGGGTACATATGTACTCTCTAATGCAAAAACTCCTGTTATTGGATTACTAGGATTTGACGCATTAAAAACGGATATTGATGGACTAGTAGAGTCTACCGGGTTACCTGTATTTGATACAGGGTAAAAATAATTTGTTATAAATTTATCAGTAGGATCATTAGGATCTAAATCTTCTGTAAATGTACTCCAATTTATTTCGCTTATACCATTTGCACCATCAGATCCAGTAAGTACATCAGTATTTAAATCAGATATCAATCCACTTGTTGAGGTTTCCCAAAATATATCTAATAAAGAATAGTCTGGTTTTGTTTCATAAATGCTTAAAAAAGGTAGCATGTTATTTGGATCCGAAGAAAATGTAGGGGTTGGCCCACCAGAACTTACGTTTTGTACACCTATAACTCCAATATGATCAACTGTTGATATACGAGCAACCAATGGATCACTCTCTAATTGATAGAAATTATAAGTTGCAGAACCTAATGTATTTTCAACCGTTGCTGGTAAAAAACTTAACTCCGATGCCGATGCAATTGCAATTGCCGTATCTGCTTTTTTAGAAGGATAATATTGTGTATTTCCAGCAATACCCGCAGCAATAGTATTTTCTACCCTACCAAATAATTGCACACTACTTCTATATAGCTTTTGGTCAGGTCCAACTTCAACTAAGTCTCTTGGTATTTTATTTATATTATCATTTATTAAAACTGTATGAGCTACTATTCCTGATTCAGTAGTCGGGAAAGTTGTAGTATTAATACCATTTACCGTGGTTGCATTCCCTGATGTAGGATCATAAACTACTTGCGTGCCATAAGTTTGACCGGCTGGATAACCATCCAAAAACCCGGGTAGATATACATTGTAATAATCTTGCTCTTGTTGTCTAACTACTATTTTATATGAATACCATCCTAAAGGATTTATAGTATATACATATTTAATATCAGCAGGATCATTATCCGTATTTCTTGCATATAAATCATTTACTCTTCCAGAAGTAACTGAATTGTATACTCCTGCAGAAACTTCTGTAATTGACTCAACCCTAACGTAATCTGTATAAGCTCCTCTCAAATATTCATATTGATTAGGAGGTGTACCAGCACTAATTTCAAAGTCATATGTTGTATCGGTTATTGTAGTAGTACCGGTTAATGTAAACCCAGTTGTTGATGTTGATTCCGCATATAGACCAGGCTCTCCAGTCGTTTGATTATATGAAGAGACTACTGGATTATTAACCAATACTGATATTGCATTACCATACCAATCTTTTATAGATGGTATATCTGAATATGAATAATACGGGGAATATACTGTGGATCCGCCGTAAGTTCCATTAGCTGTTACTGTTGCACTCGTATCTAATGAAGATAAAATAACAGAGGATTGTCTTCCATATTTATCAGCTAAAACAAACCCAACTTGATAGGTTCTATTTTGTTTTACTGTATGATTTGGGTATTCTATAAAATTGTATGAATAATCTTGTTTTTGATTTACAGATACCTGATAATTAAGTGAAGCTGGAGCTGTGTATCCGCTAATAAAATTACCATATACTATTCTATTACTAATAGTTTCTTGAGCTTTTGCTCTTACAGGAACTATATCATATACTCTAGTGATTTGGTCTGGAGGCAATGTCTTATAAGGCTTTTTTGATTGATAATCATAAGCATATATATTACTATTACCTAATGTATTTTGAGCAAATTGCCCACTTAAAATTGTATCTAATACCTTTACTGTTTGAGCATCAGATTCTTTATATAATATATCTAATGCTTGTATTTTATAAGATTGCGTTACATTAGTGGTTAAATCTGGAAATGGAACTAATAATTGTATATTATTTACATTATTTTCAAACCAATTTAATACAGTACTAGTATAAGCCTCAGTCTCATCTCCATTAATAAAATAACCTTTTTGGTTTGGTATAAATGCTATTTGGGTAAAGGGAGCCATTAAAGTGTATTCCCCATCGTCTAATCTAAATCTGTAACTAAACCTTACATATCTAGGTTTTAAATATGCAGGATCACCAGGCCAATTGGGGTCATCACTCTCATTGGTCATGGTGGATATTAAAAATGTTAACTCTGTATTAATAGGCAATGTAACAGGTCCCGATACGGTCACGTTAGTTCCAACAATACTTTCTACAAAAATAAATTCATTACTTGTATAAGGAGTTGGCGAGTCCGCTAATAAGGTCATTCCTTCTACTATACCGGATGCGTCTGCAACTGGTATGATAGGTGAAGTTGTTACAACGGCTGTATTGGTCGTAACAAATTTTTTATACATGGACATTGCTTCTACCGGCGCATATTTTGCAACGGATATATGGTCTTCATTTGTATAATAAGGTGCTGCACTATATGCCGGTGCATTTAATGCAGATTGTATATTTATTTTTCTAGGTTGATTATTATAATCTGTCCAATATAATAAATTTTCAAGTAAATTGACTCCTGTAATTTGAAAGGATTTTGAAAAATTTAAAAATGCTCCTTCTACTAATACAGTATATTCATTTGTTGAAAAATCATATACGGTTATTTGATGATACACAGGATCTGGATCATTATCCCCAGCATTTGTTAAGAATTGATATATTCTATTATTGGTGTTATCCATATAATATCCTATACATTCCAAACCTATAATAGTATTTTCACCTCCTACTATACTGTTGCCTAATATATTCTGTAATGTTCCAATATCGTTATTTTCTGATTTACCAATAGATACGTTGAGAGCATCTCGGTATTCACCATTAGGTATAAGTCTATCATCTAAATCTTTATTCATTTTAGATAATAAAAAACTATTTTTTATTTCAGCCATTTTTATTAATGTTTAATCCATTTAGATTGACCTCTTAATACTTGAGTAAACTCTTCTAGTTTTATATTTGATAATCTAATTTTGGCATTTCTTAGTTTAGCATTTTTTTCTTGCTTTAATCTATTAACAACATATTCTGGTTGATTAATTCGAGTTGAAAGGATAGCATGTAATATATAGGCATACATTGCTTCCTCAGCCATTTTTGGCACTCTAGAATCTAAATCGTATGCTAATCCATCTGATATATATTCTAATACAATTAATTTATTAACTAAATTACTACTAAAAGATATTTTACCTTCTCGTTCATTCATGGTAAAGTATCCATTAACATTTGCATATTGAGGATCTAATCCATATTGGCGGCCATAATAGGTATTACCCCAAAAGCCATCATAGTAACCGTCACCAATATAATAGTTTTGTAATTCTTCAACATACATCCAAAAGTCATTATCTTTCCATCTTTTTTCTGTTATTGATTCACCCTCTATATTTTCACCAAAATTATCTTGTATAGGTATTCCTAAATTATCCTGTATTGGATTTTCATATGGAGCTATAGTTATATTGTTTGATGGATATATAATGTGTTTTACGCCGTTACCGTCTATCCAAGACATTCTAACATAGTTTACATAATCTTGAGGTAATACAACGCTTAGGCTTGGTGGGATTGATAATTCTTGGGACTTAATACTTTTTAAAGTATCATAACTAAATTCTTGTAATCCACGTTTAGCATGGAATATTACATCTGTTCTTTTTACATTACCAATTAATTTGCCTGTTCCAACATAAGCAGCCATAAAATTATTGATAATATCATTTAAAGATGTATATGAATAACCCCCATAATTATTTTCAACGGTAGTTCCATATGCATTTTGACTACCATAATTACCACCACTTAATGTTTTTAATTGAACAACAACATAAGTACCAACGGATAAGCTAGGTATATACAATGTATTTACATTTGGTCCGCTAGTATTGTCATATATACCTGTATATTCAGTAAATGTACTTGGCGCTCCCGTGCTACTTGTATAAAGTTTAAAATTATTTAAAGCGTATTCTGGGTCAGCCGGATTATAACTACCTAAAATTAAGTCTGTGTTAAACGTAGTTGGGTAAAAATCACCTCCACTTGCTATAAACCCTTGTGCTCCTTCGTAGTATTGTCTATTTGTTTCGGTAATTAAACCGTTATTAGGTGTTGGCATATTTTATTAGCTTTTTGAATTAATATTTTCAGCTTGTATTTGTTGTGAAGCAACTTGAACAATTTGAGGATCCCTTACAATTACCCCAGAGTATGCTAATATTCTAATTATTAAATTAGTTTGCTCTGTTGGATGTAAATCAAAGTTAGTGGAAGTAAGAGAATTAAATACATATTGGAAATTAGGAGCAGTTACACTAAAATCCCATATAGGATTAAATGGTTTCCTTAAGTAAGTACACGAAATGCCGGAGTCTATTGAAGTAGGATATACTTTTATTATAGAATTTTTATTGGCATCAACGCCTTTTAATGTGTACACTGGCCAATATGTTGATGGTTTGGTTAATGGCGATAAATTAAGTTCCAATAATTCATTTGGTTGAACATATTGGACTTCTTTTTCATCTTTGTAAATTACAGTCCCTAATTTATAAAGTTGCGGCTGTGGTGTTGCGCCTGGGATTGCTATAAGAAACTCACCGCTAGAATATGTACATGGAGCTTCTGATTGGAATACAGCTATCTTTTCTTCTAAATTTTTTATACGATCACTATATTCACTGTCATTACCAGGTACTCTAATTTGCTGGTTCAAATCTTCAAAATATTCATTAAATATTTCAAGTTGAACTTGAGCGGCTGTTTTATTAAATTCATCAGGGGTTAAGTAACCTCTCTGCTCTTTATTAAGTATTAATAAAACGGTTTTATAAACTGTATCTACACTTACTGCCATTTGTTATATTTATTATAATATTAAAGCGGTTATTGCAGTTTTAAGTACAATAACCGCCTTAGTATTATTATTACGTATTATTTAAGTTTTTTCTCTATAGACCTTAAAATCGCAATACCTTCATCTGTTTTGAAAAACGCGGCCATTGCTGAATACGGATTCTCGTCAAAAGGTACGGTCATTAATTTTCTATCATTCTCACCCCATAAAAATGTTCTATTATCTGGTGATAGTTTTATAATATGTTGTTCTGTTGCTCTAATTGCAATATTACGCAAATGCACATTATCGTCATTAGCCAATTCTAAGAACAAATAAGGATTATTCTTAGCGAATAGTAATAAGTCTCGTTTTATTTCCTTAGAACTCATCTTATTCACTCTAGAACCTACTTCTACTCTTACAATTGCTTCAGCCATGTCAATATCCATATCAAATGCTGCGTTTAATGCTTGCACTTCAACTTCTAAGTAATCTAAATCATCTTCAGCTTCTCCTGTTGGATCAAATTCAGTATACTTAATATTTAAACCTGGGTGATAAATTGATAATAATTTTTGTAGGTTTTGTTTTTCTTTAGGAACATTCAATACTCCATTCTCAAATATAATATGCCCTAATGTAACCTGCCCTTTTTGTTCGCTTACTAAAGGTGAGTTTTGATTAGTTGCATATCTTAATTCTTCTTGCATTCCTCTTTCTTTGTCAAACCAAAGTAATGGATATCTAAGAGTATGTTTTCCTTGTAATGTATATGTCAATGGGGAATGGCTCTCACTTAAAATATAAGTTCTGTCTTTAATTTCCCATTGTGGTTTAGAAGGAACCTCCTTTATGCTTTTAGGTTTTTCAACCGTTTCAATATAATCTTGAGTATCAACAGTTTCTTCTATTAATACTTCTTCTTTTGCTTTCGCTATTTGTTTTGTTGCCATAATATGATATAATTTAATAATTTTTTTATAAGGGTAATAACTACCCCTGTCAATTCAACAGGGGCAATTACTACTTAGTTATTATACAGAAGCTGTAAATAATACGAAGTTATTAGCTCCTTGAGTCACTAAACATCTTTCTGATAAGAAGTGAACTTGCATTGCATCTAAGTCAGACGTGTAAGCTCCTCCAACAGATCCAGTGATCCAGTTTTTCATACGTCTGTCATCAGCTTGGTTAGCTCTATAACGAACGTGTAAGAATGGACGACGGATGTTAGTTCCTAATTGTTGATCGTAAACTGTGCTTGTACCAGCTGGAACAAGGATACCATCAATAGATGTATTAGCCATACCTCCACGAGTAGAAGCGTCATTTAAGTATTTCCAGTCAGTTTTGTAGAAATCGTAAGATCCTCTTCTGAAACCAGAGAAACCTAAATTTAAAGCCATTTGCTCAGAATTTTCAAATAATCCGTAAGCAACACCACCAGCTGCGCCAGAAGATAAAGAAGCTAACATATCATCAAAATCTAATGAAGTAGCTCTGTTCAAGAAGAACATGTTTTCTTCGATAGCTCCCTGAGTATCTAATCCTTTTAAGATAGAATCAAAATCACTTAACCCAGAAGCAGCAGTAAAGTTATTAACAATATTACCTCTACTTTTAACAGCTGCAAAAAGACCTTCAGTACCTTTTAAGTTTAATGCAGTTAATCCAGTTGATGAACTATTTACTAATTCACCTTCAACTACAGCCATCTCTAAATAATCCTCAAAACGTAATCTTGTTTCAGATTCAGCTTTTAAGTACCATAAGAAACCACCTGTTCCATCCTCAGTAGCAACTTCAACCCATCCAATTTGAGCAGTATCAGATCCAGAGATTTGATATTTTTCTTTAATGATAATAGGAGAATTATTGTATTGAGTAAAAGAAGGAGTAACAGAGTTAATTGAAGCGTCTGTAGTACCTTTCTTAAATTCAGATCCATAAACAAAGATTTTAAGATCTGTTGCTGATGCAAAGTTTACAACGTTACCTGCACCAGTAGTCAAATCTAATTGAGTATAAGGGATACAAGTAATTGTAGCTGTACCAGAAGATGAACTCGTAGCTGTAGTAGTAGAGTTTGTAACATAAACTTTAAGTTCTTTTCCTGTAGAAGGACTCATAACTACTAAAGTTTGTCCAATAGAAATTACATTACTTACATAAGATCCACTAACACTAGCAGTAGCAGATACAGGGAATGTTAAAGTAGATGCTGTAGCACAAGTAACACCTGTATAAGCAATGTGTAATCTGTTTTGTTCAGACCAAATAACCTGGTCAGAAGACATTGGCATCTCAGCACCAACCATTCTTAAGAATCCAGATAAAGTTCTATTACCGTAACGTTCTACTTCAGCTTCGTAGATTTCTGGTAAATATTGTTGAGCAAAGTCATTAGTACCATTAGTAAAGTTTAAATAGTTAGTTTCTAATGCTTGCTGTCTTTGAGACGGTTTAATTGTCCCGTAATTTGTACCCGTAAGGGCGTTAACCATGTTTGACATAATTGTAATTTTTTAATCGTTAAAATTTCTTAGTTTGTATTCTTAATTTAGAAGAATCAAAGCCACTAACAGATTTAACCTTTAATCCATTTATAAAAACATCTCCAGGAGCCTGTCTAGGTTGACTTGCTGCCGGGTTTTTAGAATTATTAATTACCTCTTTAACCGCATCCGCTTTCCCTTGTTCATAAAAATGCTGCGCAATTTTATCTGAGTTCATAGCCGTATACAGAGCTTTGTGATAACCATTCATATCTGCAATATTACCTTCTTTGTCTAGGAACTTTCCTAGGAAATTACTAATGTCAGATTGTTTATCTGCAATCTGTTCACCGTTTTGGATCCCATATCTAAATCTTTTTTCACCAAGGTTATATTCAAAACCTTTGAAATCTTGGTTAAATAAATTTTTAGTGCCTTGTCTAAAACGCTCATGTTGCATTTTGGTCTGTTCTTCATTCTTCTTATAGCGATTGAAAAAGTCATAAGCTTCTTGTTGATCTTTGGATACGCTCGGTCTCAACTTGATTTCGTCGTAATATTTTCCTTTAAGATCTTCAAGAAAGTTTTTTGCTTTAGCAACCTCTTCTTTAAATGCGAGTTTTTTCTTTCTGATGTCTCGCTCATCATCTTCATCTTCGTCATAACTGAATTCGTCCTCCATAAGAAATTGTATTTCTTCAGCGTCTAAATGTGGTCTTGACTTTTTATAATATTCTTTTAATAATGCTTCATTATTTATAGAAGAATAATCGGTATTAAGTCTAACATAATCTTCGACTGTACCGCCTGTTTCTTCCATAAAGGAAACTAACTTTTCAATGTTTTCCGGTAATGGTTTTCCCGTATTAACATTTTCCTGAATGTGTTCTTTTAATTCAGCAGTTGTATCCTTTACCTCTTGAACTATTTCTTGTTCTGTAATTTCTTGAATAACATTTTCAAAGGACCCTTCGTCTCCTTGTCCCACTTCTTGCAATCCCACTTCGGGTTGTTCTGGGCGTAACACGCCGCTCTCTGCGCTTTGCTCTTGAATGGCATCTTCTGTTTGTTTAGGAATTACTACTTTTATTGGTTCTTCAAATTCTTTTTTTTCTGTTAAGTCAACTTTTGTGACTTTTACCGGGTTGTTTAAGTTTTTTGGCTTAGTACCCTTAGAGATTTTAAAGTCTCCCTCTTGTTTAATTTGTTCTGACATGATATAATAATATAAAATTGGTTAATCTATTTTTACTCGCCTAACATTTTATTGAAGTCGCTCATAATATCTTGATCTGACGTTTCAAAATCTTGAGGCATAGTATTGTTTTTTCTTTGATCAATTAATGCAGATTGCTGAGTAGCTTGTATTTTTGTTCTGTTATCTTTTCTATCTTCAGCTTCTTGAGCATTCTTATTAATCACTTGTTCTTTAATTTGAGCTAATTGCATATCAAACTGAAACTGTATTTGCATTAATTGCTTTTTAATTTCAGCTTCCATTTGCATTCTTTGAATCTCAAATTGAGATTTTGCTTGCTCAATATTTACAGTTTCCTGCGTTAATGCTTGTTGCTTTTGCACCTCAAATAATGCAGCTTTTTCTGCTGTTTGTTGATTTGCTTGCGCCTGTGCTTGGATATTGGCCATCTGAGCTTCTTGAGTAGCTTTCGCTTTTTTCTTCTTTCTAAACTTTAAAGTTTGATTTGCTAACTTTAAATTTTTTATTTGTCGAATATCTATAGCGTCATCTAAATCAATACTTCCGCTTTGTAAAGCAACTTGAATATTTTGTTCAAGCATTGCTTTTTCTTCTTCATCAGGTTCTAATTCCAAGTAGATACCAAAGTCGTAAAGATTTAAGTATTTAATTTCCTTTAAGGTCTCAACATTATAAAGTGTAATACTTTCCTCCAATGTTTTTGCTAATAACGGGAAATCTAAAACATCCGCAATTCTAAGAGATATATTTTCACAAGCTCTTAATGTTAAGAATAAACTTGCTTGTAATATATGTTTAGTAGCGGTATTAGACGCATTAGCAGCCATTTTTTGTAACCCAACTAATGTATCTTGTTCTGGCATACTTCCATCACGAGCCTCGTTAAGCCCAGTCACATCACGTATTAATTGTAAGTAATATTGATATGTTTGTATTAATGAAGCAATCTTAGCCTGACCCGATGAACTTGTTAATTCTTGAATAGGTACTTTGCCTTGATTAAGTCCACCGTCTTGACTCATGGATCTACCAACAATACTACCCGTCTGGAAATACATATTTAATGCTTCTGCTGGATTGTAGTTAGTTCCATTACCTAAGTCAACTTCGGCTAGTCCATCAACATCTATGAATACTCCATCCGGTATCATTTTTGACATCACTTGTTGTAATTTTAAGTGAGTCAATTGAATCATATCGGCAAACCCAGTAATTCTATTTACGATAGAATCAATTCTACCTTTATACATTCTAGGTGCTGTAATAACATAATTCATTTCAACCTTTGTCATATTAGAATATGGGCGGGACATGTTCTCCGAAAGTTTCCATTCTAACATAGTATTAGTTCCAAGGATTTTTGCTCCTGTATATAATACTTCTATTGTTCTTGATACACGATCAAATTTATCATTTTGTGGAGGATTAAAGTCATCAGTCTTTTCGATAACTTTCTCCATTCCATTTTCATTGTATTTTATTTTGTATACTTGATTCATGTAAGTCTTATATTCAAAATATAAAACCTGAACAGTATTTTCATCGTAGTTACCCCAACCCGTTATATATTGTCTATTACCGGGCATTTGTTGTATCTTATATAATTCCTCTTCTGATATGTGAGGGAATTGCATTTTTAATTCTGGTATAGTCACCGCTTTTACTTCTCCAACGTAATATACGTCTTCAAAGTTTGGGTCTTCTGTATAAGAATAAACTAAATAAGCTGGATCTACGTATTCTGTTTTAATACCCTCGCTTACATTAAAGTTTGTTTTAACACAAGCAATACCTAATACTGTTAAATCATAGTTAAGTCTTCTTCTAACTAAATCCCATTTATTTTGGGCAAGTACATTATTGATTGCTTCTTCCTCTGCAATTTCAACAGATTGCTTATAAGTAAGTTGCATATGTAATTCAAGCTCTTCTTTAGTTTCCGGTAATTCTTCTTTACCTAATGATGAACTTGCAAAGTTGGCACCCGTCAGGGCATTTGCTTTAGCAATAAGATCCTGCGAATACATGTCTCTTAAAATTGCTTGAGCGTAATTTGTTTTTTGTTTTATTGATTCTGGGTCTTGCGCATATGCTCTAATGTCGTATCCTTTTTGTGACATACCATTAACCACAATATCAACAAACTTAGATATTACCGGAACTGGTTTCCAATCTAAATTTAAATAAGAAACATCTCCGTTTGTAGCTAATTCATCTTTATATTTTTGTACAGATTGTTCTCCTCTTGCGTATAATCTTAATTGATGAAAGTTATTCCAATTAGTTAAATATCTGTTTTGTGTGGTTCTCCCTTGGTCAAACCATTCTTGTTCAATAGCACGTGATACTTGTAGTCCGTATTCTTCAGATGCTTTCACCGAATCGGGTACTACCTGACTAGGAAATGCACTATTTGTATTTGTGTATATATTCATCTATTTGTATATTTTTGATAAAGAACCTGTATTATCGTATTTCTTAATGCCTAAATTATGATTTTGTCTAATTATTGGATTTATTGGTACATATCTATTTTTATTGCAAGCCATAATAGCTAAACCTGAGCTAATAGCAGCATCATATTTTGTTCTATCGTTTATATTAAACCTTGCCCAATCATTTAATGTTCTATTAAAATACATGTTCCCAAAGCCATATTCTGTATATCCAACATGATCTTCTATATAAGATTCAATAGCCGCAGCATGCGCTTGCTTAATATCTTCGCTTGAGTTTGGTATTCCACCTATTTCTTTTTCTGCTGGAGATAATTTATTCCAAATTTTGTCAGGTCTATTCATTGAATAACCCCTATAACCTCTTCTTTTTAAATAATACAGAAGTCTTGGTTTATTGTTCTCCGCAAGTATTGGCATTCCATAAAATACTAATGCCATTAATACATCCTCAAAAAATATTTCGGCCGTTTGTGGTCTTGCGATATATTCTAAAAAGAAAGTATGCGGAGGAACGTCTTCCATAGAGAATTTAGTTAATCCACTTAATGCTCCGTTAGATCCTTTTCCATCAACTGTTCCTGATATATCGTAAGAGTCACATCCAAATGCGCCGCAATCTTCATTGCCTGGGTGTTTCATCCCATTCTTTATTATTACGCGGTTTTGTAAATATGTAGGCGGAATCCATGAAACTAAAAATCTTCCATCCTTGTTTGGATAAAATATTACTCTAGTATCGGGTATTCCGTTCTCCCATTGAAAACTACCTTGCGTTAGTACTGCTGTATTTCTAAGGTCTTCATTGTAATCAATCTGCTCATAGATTTTAGTAAGATTAAATAAAGATTGTTTAGTCTCGTCTCTAAATGCGTGTTGCTCAGTTCGTGGGAATTGACGATAGTATTCGTTTAATGCATCAGAATCATTCTTTAAACCATCTACTTCATTTTGCCAATGCTCTATAACCCCATAATCTATTTCATTGCCATCTATTCCTTTTACCGGGGTTTTTGGAGTGTCGAAGACAGGTAATCCATGAGTATTAATGAATCCCTCGTACGACCATTCCATAGGTATGAACAAACTATATAATCCTGAGCTAGTCTGTCCATTGCGGTTTCTTTTTGTAACGTCGGAATCATAATATAATTTTTTAAAGTTATCTCCTCCTTTATCTAAAGCATTTGATGTTGATCCCATCATACATTTACCAATAATTCTACTACCTAAACGAAGGCATGTTTTTGTAACACGCCAGTTATTTAATATATTATCTGGTTTTAACCATTTACCACTTTCATCATGCACGAGTAACTTTAATTTCTCCCCGTCATAAGAGTTGTCTCCGGTGTTTTTCCAGTCGATTGTTGTATCTAATCCATCAAGTTCTATTGCATTTTCATTTGCATCTAATTTTCTTCTTGTAAATTTTGATGCGGGAACTCTATATGCCAACTCTGTTTTAGGACGATCCATACCGTCTTGAATTGGTTTAAAAAAGAAAGGATAGTTAATTGAGATAGGTACCACTTTATCGGTAAACATTGTTTTGGCATCAGCTCCAGATTTTGATAATATACCAAATCTAGAATCACTAGATATAGTTGCTTGATTAACCAATTCCGCAGAAGACATAAAAGAAAATCCAGAACGTCGGTTTTTTAAATAACACATTCCGTAACATCTTGGATCCGCTTTACAAGCTTCCCAAAATATAAAGAATAATCTATTTGATTCCCTGAAATCGGGTGCGCCAACGTCTATCTTACTCCATTGCAAGTACATGTAATGCGTACCAGTTATATAGGTAGATTTCCCGTTATTATAAAATGAAAAGCCTTCTTCTCGGTATTTAAATTCGTTATCTATATAATCATACCAACGATCTTTAAATGCTTCCGTTTGTTTAGCCCAGTCAAAAGTACTTTTTATTTTACTTAATTCTTTTGGGAATTCCATTTGTTCCCAGTATTGTTCTTCCTTATTTTTTGATCTACAATAGGTTGATTCTAATAATGGTAAAGCTATTTTTAAATTTTGGATTTCAATGATTTCACCAATCTTTCCATTTTTACTAATAACAACCATATCATGGTCTTTATTATATCCATACTTCCATTTATTATGTCGGTTGTTTTGCCTTATAATACTAGATTTTACATAATCTGGTACTATTCTGTAAAGTGTTTGCTCGTACATTATTTAGATCTCCCTTCTGCAAATCCTTTAAAAACCTTCGTTTCAACTTCTTTACTATCTTCCAGCAATATTCTTTCTTCTTCTTGTATTCTGCTTAATATTTCAAAAGCATCAAATATAGCTAATTTTTTTGTAGCAGCAGCATTCTTTAATTTATCCGCTGACAAATCATCTTCTCCATTATCTAAGATTGCTTCTTCAGCAACTTTAATTAACTCGAGAACTGCTTTGTGCCCAGCGTGGATTATGTTCTGCTTCGTCTCCTTTATATTCATATTTAATTACAATATCATTAGATTTCATACAATATAGCCTATGTCCATCGACGATAAACTCAAATTCTCCATTTGGAGTATAGCCCACAAGGTCTCCCTCGTTTATTTCTATCGCTTTTAAGGAACTATTTCCGTATTTTAGTACTCCAATAAGCTTACGCTCTTTTTCGTGGCTTAAATGCGATTTATTTTTTAGTGGTTTTATGAAACATCTATCGCCAAAAGACTTCCAGTCTTCTTCGTTATTTTTATATAAATAGATTTGATCTGCTCCAACAAAATAAAGATCATCTTGAAAATATGATCTACTATTTTTTTGATTGCCCCTTATATCATAAAATCTTCTAAATACATTGTGATGTATTATAACTAAATCACCTTTTTCAATTACAGTCTTGTACGCTAATGGTACCTCGACTACCTCCGCTAGATTGTTTACTGATTTAAAACTTTCTATTTTAGTATTTATTATTAACTCTTTACCGTCAATATTTACTTTGTTTTCATATCTTGCTCCAACGGGCTTTACAATAAAATCAAATACACTTCTCATTAATATTCTAAATCATACTCCAATGCAATTGCCATATTGGAATTGAATTTTTTCCATGGCATTACCTCGTCTAATTTTTTTATATAAATCATGCAAGAGTTATCATCTTCTTCAAGTATACAGGTAATCTCATGACCCCCGTATACTTGCTGTCCAATTGAATAATGCATTGCTTCATTTTTATAATCAGTACCTATACTAATTTTTCTAATAACAACTTTCATTATTCCTGTTTGTCCTCTTGTATTTCAGTGTATGAACCATCTTCCAAATTAATATTAATTGCACCATATTGTGATTGCAATTCCATTTTAAATGTTTCAATGGCCTCATTAAGATCTCTTAATTGGTGTAGGAATCCATGTTTTTGTGATTCTACCAATCCTATATTAGTAAGTAACGTACTAAGATCTTTTTGTTGATTTGTGATTGTTTCTAATTGTTCTTTTGTAATTTGTTTTACTACTTCCATTTGATTAAATTTAATTGTTATTTATTTATTATGACAATGTTAAAAGATATTTTAACTTTGCCGTTTCTCCCGATAATGATTGGGCCATATTACATATATCCCCATATCCTTTTGATTCGCCAAATGCTTCTAATTCTTTTGAGAATTCCATTACACGATCAGCAACATCCATTGCGTCTGCTTTATTTCCTATCAATTCTATTTTCATAGATTGAATTCTTTTTCCAGTATATCCCATTAACTTTTCTACAACATCATCTTTAAAATCTTGTAAAAATTCATAAAATGAACCTGTAGCTTTATGTTCAGCAAAACTTCTTGTTTGCCAATGGATCATATGAATTTGTTCTTGAAAGAATGTTAACTTTCCTGCTATTTCTTCTGTTGTCATTTTATATTATTTTATTATTATGTTGGGCAGCCTGTTAATGTGTTCTCAACCTCTCCTGTTCCCGCCATTGTATAACCACCAATAGTACCTATTAATTCAGGCAAGTTCCAAAAACCTAAATTACTAAATGGTGTTGTTAATTCAACATTTTCAAACATAAAAGCACCAGGCAAAAACTCAGAAGAAACAGAATAAACCGTTTTTAATGAAACATTACAATCTTGTATTATAAACGTATATATTATACTTGTTCCGCTTGTGCTATTAGGCCAGCCAATGCCTATACCCATTTTCATTAGTAAAGCGCTACTATATTATCACAAGTTGTAGAAGTGTCTCCTCCATCATTCTCCCAAATACAATCGACTATTACTGGGAAAAAAGTACCAGCAGGTATATTGTAAAAATAAGTATATCCACTTTGAGGGTCATCTACATCTATATAATATGGATTACCTCCAACAACACGGCAAACTAAAGTGCCTCCTGTACCTATATATAATGCAGCTGAACCTAAACTAATAGCGCTTGTTGGATCACTTGGGTCTCCTTGAATGTATGTTCTGCCCGCTCTTGTTCCAAAATCTGGTTGATTACCATATTGTCCCATAATTTATTTTTTAAATATTCTGTTATATATTTTGCTTTTGTTCTTTAGTGAGTTACCAAGCATAGGGAACTCTAATACTGTATTACCTGGAAAGTTAATTTCTTTATCTCCTGGTTGCATTACTTTTTCATTACCTAAATTGTCAATACCTAAAACGGGGAACTCTACGTT